CTGTCCAAGTTCTCTCTCCCCAAGTGCGTGCCCGATGACCCAAAGTGACGGTGAAGTCCTGGGCGCCACAGTCCCGCGCATCTTCACGCCGCCGCTGGTCACCGGTCCGGCCGGCCCTTGCGGCTGCGGGTGCGCGCTGACCACGGACACCTCGTACGGCTTCGACGTCGACGACTGGGCGCGCAAGGTGCTCAAGCACCCGCTGGACCCGTGGCAACGGTGGCTCGTGATCCACGCGGGTGAGCTGCTCGCCGACGGCCGGCCTCGCTTCTATCAGGTACTCGTATTGGTCGCGCGCCAGAACGGAAAGACTGAGCTGCTGGTCGTGCTGACCCTGTACTGGATCTTCAAGGCTGGGCTGCTGATGGTGTTGGGCACGTCGACGAAGTTGGACTATGCCCGTGAGTCATGGCTCAAGGCGGTGAAGCTGGCCAGGTCGGCGCGCGTCCTGCGGTACCGGGTGCCGGAGCGGGGTGGCGTACGGAAGGCGAACGGTGAGCAGGAGTTGATCGCGACCCGGCGGGCGCATGGTTCGGTCGATGACCTGGACGCATGCCGGTACAAGATCGCGGCCAGCAACGAAGAGGGCGGCCGGTCGCTGACGATCGACCGGTTGATCCTGGACGAGTTGCGTCAGCACCACACGTACGACGCGTGGGACGCGTCAGAGCCCACGACGTCGGCGCCGGGCGCGCAGATCTGGGCACTGTCGAACGCGGGCTCCGACAAGAGCATCGTGTTGAACGACCTGCAAGAGTCGGCGATGGAGTTCATTGAGACCGGGGTCGGTGAGCCGTCGCTGATGCTGGCCGAATGGTCGGCGCCGCGGGGTGCTGACCCGACCGACGTACGAGCTCTGGCGATGGCCAATCCGAACCTCGGCCGGCGCAAGGATGTGGGCAAGCTGCTGGCGGGCGCGCGGCGGGCGGTTCGGCTTGGTGGGCTGGCGTTGTCCGGTTTCAAGACGGAGCACATGTGCGTACGGGTGCGGGTGATGGACCCGGCGATCGACCCGGCTGATTGGGCGCGCTGCCGCGACGACGGCACGATGGATGATCTTCGGTCGTCGATCGCGATGTGTATCGAGGTGTCGGCCACGCTGCAACACGCGACCGCATGGGCGGCGGCGCCGATGCGGGACGGCCGGTATCGGATCGAGGCCGTGGGTTCGTGGGACGGGCCGCGCTGTACCGGCGACATGCGGCGTGAGCTGCCTGGGCTGGTGGTCAAGGTCCGGCCGCGGTCGGTGAGTTGGTTTCCGTCCGGGCCGGCCGCTGCGGTGGCCGCGGACATGAAGCGGGTGCGTCGCGGCGGCGCCCATCCGTGGCCACCGCGGGGTGTGACGGTCGATGAAATCCGCGGCGATGTGACAGCAGTGTGTTCCGGGTTCGCTGATGCGGTGACGAACGTGCTGATTGCCCATTCGGGTGATCCACTGCTGGACGATCAGGTGGCCGCGGTGGAACGTAAGGATCAAGCGGGGGCGTGGGTGTTCGATCGGGCGGGTGGCGACTGTGCCGCGGTGTACGCCGCGGCGGGCGCGGTTCACCAGGCCAGGACGTTGCCGGTCGCCGCTGGCCGGGTCCGAATCCTGCTACCGACTGTCGGCAATTCATGACCGACGGCACGGGTATTTCGGGGCAAGGGTCGTATCATCCGGGCATGGCCCTTGTTGATCGTGTCCGTGCGGTGTTCGGCATGGCGCCGCGCGCCCGATTCGACGAGCCGCGGGTGATCGAGTTCTCGGCGGTGTCGCCGGTCTACCCGATCGATCAGTTGGCGATCTGGGCCCAATCGCGGCGCGGCGGTCACATCACCCGCGAAGACGCACTGAGTGTGCCGTCGGTGCTGCGTGGCCGGAACATCATCTGCTCGATCAGCACGCTGCCGTTGCAGGCGGTCGACGAAGAGAACCGGGTGCAGGACCATCCGCTGCTGCGTCAGGTCGATGCGAACGTGCCGAACGTGACGACGTTGGCGATGACCGTCGAAGATCTCCTGTTCGAGTCGGTGGCATGGTGGCGGATCACCGGCTTCGATCATGAGGGGATGCCGTTCTCCGCGGTCCGGTACGCGCCCGATCAGGTGTCGATGACGCCGCCTGCGGACTACCGGCACGGCTATCTGCCCTCCGGTCTGCCCACGGAACCGTCGCTGGATGCCGGGGTGCGACCGGGACGTTTCGTGTGGATGGGGGGTGAGCCGGTCCCGTTCGATGAGGTGGTCCGCTTCGACTCCCCTAACCCGCCGCTGCTGGTGGCCGGCAAGCGGGCGATCTCGAGGGCGATCGCTCTGGACGACGCCGCGGACCTGTACGCCGGCAACCCCCAAGCGCGCGGCTACTTCGCCCCGGCCGACCCGGCTGCCGATCCGGCCGACGATGAGGACATCATTCAGGCGCTCGACGACTTTGCGTCTGCACGTGCAAAACGGCTGGACGGGTATGTACCCGCGGCACTGAAGTACAACCCGATCAGCAACCCGACCCCGGTGGAGTTGCAGCTGGTCGAGATGCAGAAACGGGCCGACCTGGGGATCGCGAACGCGCTGGGCATGGACCCGGAGGATCTGGGCATCAGCACCACTTCACGCACCTACCAGAACGGCGTCGACCGGCGGCAGGACCGAGTTAACGACGTGCTCGCCTCGTACATGTCCGCGATCACGGACCGGTTGGGTATGCCGGACGTGACCCGGTCGGGTGTGCGGGTGCGGTTCTGGCTGGACGACTACCTCAAGGCGGACCCGAAGACGCGCGCCGAGGTTCAGCAGATCTACTCGGCGATGGGCGCCACGGACGCCGCGGAGATCCGGCAGGAAGAGGGCAAACCGCCGCGCACGATCCGGCCGGTCGTGCCCGCGGCCCGGCCGATCCCGGCGACGGTCGGCGACCCGGTGCGGCAGATCACGGCCACGCAGGACGCGGTCGTCACCTTCGCCGCTGATCTGCGGCCGGCAGACGCGGGCATCACCTTCGACTCGGATGCGGTGGCTGCCGCGTTCACCGTCGACACGGTGACCCGCACGATGACCGGGCTGGTCATCCCGTGGGGTGAGCAGGCCTCGAAGTTCGGCCGGATGTACCGGTTCGCCCGCGGCGGCCAGCGGTACGGCAAGCTGAACCGGATCAAATTCCTCGAAGACCATGACTTCTCGCTGGCGTTCGGCCGGGCCGTGTCGATCGAGGACCGGCCGGAAGGCCTGGTCATCGCCTTCAAGATCGCGCCCGGTGCGCACGGCGACCGGATGCTGGCGCTCGGCGCCGACGAAGTGAAAGACGGGCTGAGCCCTGGTGTGATCTGGGACCCGGCCGATGAGATCCCGGACCCGCTGTTTCCGGGCGGCCGGCTTGTCCGGCAGTACCACCTGCAAGAGGTAAGCCAGCTGGCTAACCCTGCATTCACGAACGCTCGCCTCATCTCTGTGCAGGCGAGCACAACCGGAAAGGCCACCATGGACACCTGCCCGCGCTGCGGTGCTCAGCTGACGCCTGGGGTCGCGCACACGTGCCCGGCGCCGGCCACCACCGACCCGACACCGACCGTGCCCGCCGCGGCCCCGGTGGCGTTGTTCTCCAACGACATGGCCGCACAGTTCGCGGCGTTCCTCGAATCCCAACGGCCGGCTCCCGATCCCGCGCCCGCGCCGGCCGCACCGGCCGCGCGTCCGACGGTGGACCCGACCCGGACACCGGTCCCGGCCGCGGTCACGTTCGTCGCCGAGCCCTTGCCGTATCAGTTCTCGTACGAGGGTGTTCCGGGTGCCCGCAAGCACGTGTTCCGGGCGGACGCCGAATTCGACTTCAGCACGGACCTGTACGCGCTGCTCAAGTCGCAGGAGACGGGCCGCGACTACGGCCCGCAGATCGGCCGGCTCAACGCGCTGATCGGGGCACAGTTCGCGGACATCACCCGCGCCGACGTCACGGACAAGACGAATCCGAACAACTACCGCCCGGACATGTGGCTCCCGCAGATGGACTACCCGACTCCGCTGTGGGACTTCGTCGCCTCCGGAAGCACGGACGGCACGAAATTCGACATCCCGAAATTCAACACGTCGGGCGGCCTGGTCGGGCCGGCGACGGAGGGCACCGAACCGGCGACCGGCACCTTCACTGTCCAGTTGCAGACGATCACCCCGACCTCGGTGTGGGGCAAAGTCGGCATCCTCCGGCAGGCCTGGCGCGCCGGCGGCAACCCGCAACTGTCCGGCATCCTGTGGGACCAGATGCTCCGCGAGTACTACGAAGACCGTGAGGCGTCCGTCGCGACGTTCCTGAACACGCTGACCGCGGCCGCGGACATCACGATCACCGGCACCCCGCTGGCGTCACCGACCAACGACAACGATCAGACCTCGGTCAACGACCTCGAGATGGCCCTCGCGCTGTTGCAGTTCGCGCGCGGCGGTAACCGGTTCCGGGCGTTCGCGGTGCACGTCGACCTGTTCAAACTCCTCGCCCGAGTGAAGGACGACGCCGGCCGGCCGCTCTATCCGATGATCAACCCGATGAACGCGAACGGCACGTCGGAGACCGGGTTCTCCACGATCAACATCGCGGGCACCACTGCGGAGTTTGAACACGCGCTCGGCACGTCGGGCCTGGTCTCGGCGAACAGCTGGTTGTTCGATCCGGCGAAGGTCCGCGGATGGGCGTCGGCCCCGGAGCGGCTGTTCTGGGACTTCGGCCCGACCATTCAGACCGCGAACATTCCTCAGCTTTCGTCGGTCACGGTCGGCATCTACGGCGACGTGGCGATGGGCAACACGGACATCAATGGTGTCCGCCAGGTCCTCTACGACCCGAGCGTCTGATCATGGGCAAGATCGCTCAAGGCCGGGCGGCGCTCGAGACGGTGATCGCGCTGCGGGCCGAGGTGGAACGTATGGAACGTCTGGTGGCCGAGATCGACGCGCTGCGGGCCGAGGGCGACGCGCTGCGGGTCGAAGTCGACGCGCTCAACGTGCAACTCGAGGCTGCCCGCAAGTCGCGGCCGGCGCCACGCAAGAGCTGATCACCCGCGTCGGTCCGGTGGGGCCGGCCGGCGCGGGCCGAAAACGTGGGAAGGGGGTGCTCGGGTATGGCGGTGATGGCGCTTGGCGCGACGGGTGTGGATCTGAAGCTGGGTGACCAGTGGGTGATCGGCGTGTGCGTGACCGACGTGGACGGCATGCTGACCGATGTGCTGCCGACGCTGACGATCACCCTGCCGGACGGCACCACGACTGCCCCGGCCATGGACGTGTTGACGGCGCTGGGCGTGTACCGGGCGTTGTACACGGTGGCGGCGGCCGGCCGGTACGTCGCGCGGGTGGTCGCCGCGGGTGCGGGTGTGGCGACGTTCGTAGCGTTCGTCGATGCGGTGACGGCCGGGACCGCGATGCCGGACCTGATCGACCTGCGCGGCGACCCGGACGCCGACCCTCCCACGTTCGGGTACCTCGGCGGGAACTCCTGGACGGACGACGATATCCAGGATGCTCTCGATGCGGAGGCTGCTTCGCAACGCCGGGTGTGCCGGGTCAAGGCCGAATATGATCCGGACCTGCGGGACGCGTTGATGCGGCGCGTCCAGCGCAACCTTGTGATGCGCGGGCAGCCCGGGGTGACCGTGACCGATGAGGGTCAGCCGGTGTTCACTCCGTCGACCGATCCGGAGGTGCGGCGGCTCGAGCGTACGCATCTGCGGTTGGTGATGGGATGAGCATCGAGGGCAAGCGGTTGGAGTTCGCGGAGGCGCTGGCCCTGGTCGCCGATGTCGTGGGGTTCCCGTACAAGCCGTCGACACCGCGGCCGGGGGACGGCTGGCCGATCTTCACCGGCGCCGAGCGCGATGAGGAAACGGGCATGTTCGCGCTCGGCTGGCGGGTGCTGATGTACCTGCCGCAGGATCAGCGGGCCGCGTCGATGTGGATCGACGAGCACATCGCCGATCTGATCGAAGCCCTGTACAAGCAGGGGGTCGCCTACGTCGACGCGTTCATTCCGGTGAACATCGGCACCACGGACAGCTACATCTACGGGCTCATGCTCACAACGAGGAGTGAATGATCATGGCGGTTGCGCCTGGCCTGATGAAATACGCGGTCGTCAAGATCGAGACCATTGACTACGCCGAGTTCGCACAGACCGCGCTGCTCACCGGGGACACCCCGACGCAGGTGTACCGCACGCTGGTGCCGGACGGCTTGATCTCCGACACCGACAGTGCGGCGTGGACGTTCCAGCTGGCCGGCGCGAATCAGACTGCCCTCGCCACCGCGCTGCGGGCCGCGGAGGGAACCAACGTCACGGTGGTCTTTCAGGCTGAGTTCGGTTCCGGCAAAGAGGTCGCTACGTTCGACGCGACCGTTCCGGCGCTGCCGTTCGGCGGTCAGCAGGGCGCGTTCCGGGCGTTCGATATCAGCATGCCGGTCCAGGGTCAGCCCGTCTTCACCACCAGCGCATAGCGGTTACACAAGGTAATACTAGGACAGAAGGGCCCCACTTAATGCCACGTATAACGCTCGAACTCGAAGTGGAGATGAGCGACGGCGCGAAGCATAGGGTCGTCGCGGATCAGCGGGACTTCGCCCGCTGGGAGGTTCAGCCGGACGCCGACGATCGCAACATCCACACCAGGGCGCGTTTCCTGGCCTGGTCGGCGATGACCCGGCAGGGACTCACCACGACGCCGTTCAGCCGCTTCAATCTGGAGGATTGCGTCGAGGTCAACGCGGACGACGGCGAGGATGAGCAGGGCTTGGACCCTGGCCGGAAGGATCCTGGCGCCGGTTCTACGTCGACGCCGCCCGCCGTACGGGTCAGCCGCTCTCCGAAGTGATGGGCTGGGATCCGCGGGACCTGGACACATGGATCGTGCTGGACAACGAACAGAGGTGAACGGCGGTGGCGGTCAGCATGGAGCAGTTCGCGAACGAGTTGCGAGCCTTCAACGGCCGTCGCGTGGTCGTGAAAATGATGCGCCGTGAACTCAACGGTCTGCTCGCCCCGACTCGGACCGCGGTGGCCGACCGCGCGCTGGCGACCCTCCCGAGGAGTGGCGGCCTCAACGTGTGGGTGGCCGCGACCCGGGTGTCAGCGGTTGTCCGGACGTCCGGCCGGCGGGCGAAAATGTCCGTGAAGGGTTCCCGCAAGTCCCTGGAGAACAAATCAGACATGACCGGTGTCGATGCGGGTGGCGTCCGGGCGCCGTCGTGGGGAAAGCGGACCCGCGCGTCGTGGCATTCCGTGGTCGTGGCACCTGGTTACTTCTCTGAGCCGGTGACCGATGATGCTCGGTTGCGGGCCGGCGCGGACCGGGCCCTGGATGCGGCGCTCGACACGATCCGGCGAGGCTGATCATGGGCCGTGATGTAGAAGCGGATCTCGTCCTCAATGACAAGGTCGATCCTGGCCTGCGCTCGGCGGAACGCAAGTTCCGAGCCAGCAGCAAACGGATCAAGGACGACGGCGACAAGATCAATTCGAGTTTCGCCAAGAGCGTCGTCGGCCTGGCGCAGTCGATCAGTCCGAAATTCGGTGCGAGCCTGACCAAGGCGTTCGCGGGCGCCTCCGCGCAGATCGGCCCGGTCCTGGTGGCCGGGGCGGCGGCCGCGACCCCGCTGCTCGCGGCTACCGTGTCCGCGGCGATCCTGACGGGTGCCGGTGTCGGCGCCGTGGGTATCGGCATTGCCATCGCCGCGCAGGATGCGCGGGTGCGGGCGGCCGCGAAGACGCTCGGCCAGCACGTCATGTCCGAGTTGACGACGGACGGCGCCGTGTTCGTGCAACCGGTGTTGGACGGTATCAAGACCATCGACGCGTCGTTCGCCCGCTCGTCCGGCCGGATCCAGAGCATCCTCAGGAACGCCAGCCAGTTCGTCGCGCCCCTGGTCGAGGGAGCCACCCGCGGGTTTGAGGGCATCCTCTCCGGCGTGGATCGGCTGGTGGCCAAGGCCGGACCGGCGATCCAAGCCCTGTCCGATCTGGTCGGCGATCTGGGCGTCGAGCTCGGTGACTTCCTGGACAGCGCGGCCGGCAACGGCGAGGGCGCCGCGGCTGCACTGCGGGACGTGTCCGATCAACTCGGTGAAATCCTGAAGATCACCGGCCCGGTGATCGGCGGGCTGTCCGATCTGTTCGGCTGGCTCGACAAGATCCACCTGGTTGACGCCATCCGGACGCAACTGTTGGGCCCGCTGGGCATCTTGGTTCCGGTGCTCGATCAGGCGACCAAGGGCACATTCGAGATGCACAACGGCGTCACGCAGGTGGGTGCGGCGAGTGTCGGCGCGGCGAACGGTCTTCAGTCGCTACAGGAGCAACTGGACGCGGTCACTGACGGCGCCCGGTCGCTGTTCGGCGCAACGACGTCGGTGGGTGAGGCCATCGACCGGGTCACCAGCGCAGCGAAGAGCAACGGCAAGACCCTGGACTCGAACACTGAGAAAGGCCGGGCGAACCGTGACGCGCTCGCCAACCTTGCAGGGGCTCTGCAGAAACAGTACGAAGCCACTGTGCAGGTCAGCGGGGCGGGCGCGCGGGCCGATAGGGTCGCCGCGACGAACCGGGCATCATTCATCCGTCTGGCGACGTCGCTGACCGGATCAGCCAGTAAGGCCCGGACGCTGGCCGATCAGCTGCTGGGCATCCCCGCGAAGAAAGACACCAAGGTCAACGCGAACACCCACGACGCTGAGGCACGGATCAGGGCACTGAAAGAGCAACTCGACGCGCTGAAGAACAAGACGATCAACGTCACCGTCCATTACCGCGGTGACGGCTCGAATCAGAACTCACCCAGCATCGGCGGCGGCGGCGGCCGCACGTTCGCCGCAAGCAATTACTGGGCAGCCAGGGACGGCGGCACGTCCCGCACCGGGGGCCCCGTTCAGGTCAGCAACAACCTGGACGTCATGGTCACACCGGACCTGTCCGGGATCCGCGCGGCGTGGCGGGCCGACATCCGCAACAGCGAGAAACGCCAGGTCCACCGTGCGCAGGTCTCCCCGTGACGGCGTCGTTCGTCGCGGCCGGCGCCGCGGCGACCGGGAACAACACCTCGGTCACACCGGGCGCGATCACCGGCGTCGCCGCCGGTGATGCCGTCCTCATCGAGGCCAGCATTCAGACCGCGTCCGTCGCCACCGTGAACCTGCCGGCCGGGTGGACATCGATTGCGGTGTCCGGCGGGGTCGCACTGTTCGGCCGGGTCTGGCAGGCCGGCGACACGATGCCGCTCATCTCGTTCACCGGCGGCGCGGCCGGGTCGGACACGATCGCCCGCGCGGCCGCGTGGCGTGGCGTCGGCGCCGACTGGCTCACGCAGTCGTCGACGGCCGTCCAGAGCAACGCCACCGCCGTTTCGGTCGCCTATCCTGCCCTGGACGTCCCGGGGCCCGGTCACGTCGTCGTGCTGGCTGTGTGGCGGGCGGACGACGCGGGCAGTGCCCCGTCCGTACCGGCCGGGTTCACCCTGATCGGCTTGACGGCGGCGACGGCCGGGAACGACGCATCTCAGATCGAGTACTACTCGGTGCAGACCGCGGAGGTCGACGTCGGTGGCGGCACGATCACGCTGACCGGGTCGGTGACAGCGGTGTCGCGGGCACTGCTGGTCGCGTTGAAGCCGGCCGCAGCGATCGCTGTGCAGACATTGGACCTGTTTCCGCCTCGCACGCAGATCACGGTGACCGGGCTGACCCCTGGCGATGACGTCACGGTGTACCGGTCGGTGGCCGGCCAGCGCACGGCGCTGCGGGCCGGGTCCGTCACGGCCGTGACGGACCCGTCATTCCTGGTCGTCGACGGGGAACTCCCCTTTGGGGTGCCCGTATCGTACGTGGCGGTCGTGAACGACCTGGCCGAATATGCCACCGCAGCGGCGTCGTACGCGCTCGGTGACGGCTCCAAGGCGGTGCTGTCCGATGCGATCACCGGCCTGGCCGCGGAGGGCATCATCCGGGCCTGGGACGAAAAGGGCTATGACCGGCAGGCCAGCGTATTCAAGGTCGGTGGCCGCAACGTCGTCGTGTCCGGCGAGTTCGGCATGTTCACGGCGTCGATTGAGTTCTACTTCGAGGCCTACTCGTCGGGGCAGAATTTCAAGGCCCTGATGGCGAACGCCACCGAGGGTGTTTTCCAGATCCGCGTGCCCGACCCGGTGTATCTGGGCGTGGACTGCTACGTGGCGGTGCTCGCGGCCCGGGAGCGCCGGTTCTCCCAGGACGGTTCGGACGAGCGACGCACGTGGGTCGTCGACGTGGCCGAGGTCGAGGCGTGGGCGTCCGAGCTCGAGGCGATCGGTTTCACCTACCAGAACGTTGACGACTACTACGCGCCGTCCGGCACCTATGCGACGGCTGCCGCTGAGTTCGCCACCTACCTCGCCGCCGAGCAAGGCGACTACTCCCCATGATCGACATGTCGGACCTGGCGGCGGCGATCCTGGCGCGTGGGAATCAGACCCGGTTCCTGCGAATCTCATCCTGGTACGGCGATCAGCTGGTCGCTGACACGCTCCCGGTCGCGGATGCGACCGCCTCTGAGACGGTGGTCCGGGCCGACACGGTCCCGGAACGTCTGACGTTTCAGGTTCCGCGGCGTGATCGCGGCGTCGACTACACCCCGATCGGGGTTCAGCATCCGCTTGCGGCGAACGGGCAGCGCCTCAAGGTCGAGCTCGGTGTGCAGACCGGCATCCGCGACGACGGCACGCCCAACGTCGAGTACCTGCAACGACGCTGGTATGTGATCTACGAATCGCAGCCGACCGGGGACACCGTCAGCGTCGAAGCGCGTGGCCTGCTCTGGCTGATCCAGGAAGCCAGGATGGTGTCCCCGTATCAGCCGTCCGGGACGTTCACCACGGCGATCCGCGGCCTGATCGAACCGGCCCTGACGGTCGTCTTCGACCCGGCCCTCACAGACCGGGCGATACCGGCCGGCATCAACTATGACGATGACCGTCTTGGGGCGGTGCAAGCGCTGCTGACCGCGTGGCCGGCTGAAGGCCACGTGACCGAGGACGGCTATTTCAGCATCGGCCCTGCCACCGACGCGGCCGCCGTGTCGCTCGCGTTGACGGCCGGCGCCGGCGGCACGATGATCAGGGCGAACGGGGACAGCACCCGCGACGGGGTCTTCAACGCGGTCGTGGCGCGTGGCACGACCAGCGACGGCGGCATCGTTCAGGGTGTCTCGTACGACATCACGAGCCCGGCCGCGATCGGCTCGCCGTTCAATGACCTGCCGGTCCCGCTGTTCTTCGACAGCCCTTTGTTGACCACGCAGCCGCAAGCTCAGGCCGCGTCGGTGACCCGGCTGGCCACGCTGATGCGCCGCTCGGCCGAGTCGTACGACGTCACGATGGTGCCGCACATCGCGTTGCAGGAAGGCGACCGGGTCACCCTGACCACCGATCTGCTCGATGGGGTGCCCGGGATCGTGGAGACGCTGACCCTGCCGTTGCAGGCCGGCGGCGGCGCACAGTCCTTGAACGTGCGGAGGCTGACATGACGTACGACGCGGTCCGGGCGATCGCGACCACCGCGAAGAGCGGTAGCACCTGTAGCGCGGACATCGCCGGGGTGATCACCACTATCGAGGTTGCCCGGGACCTGACCGTTGCTGCCGGTGATGCGTTGCTGGTCCTGAAGTACGGCGGCCGCTCGCAGTGGTGCGCGATCACCCGGCTCGCCACCGCGGCCCCGGCGGCGCCGTCGGATCCGACGCCGGCGCCACCGCAGCCGCATCAGCCCCAGACGGGCCGGCTGGTGGTGCCCGCCTTTCAGACCGCGTCGCACCGTTCGTCCGGCTGGCGCACGGACAACGACGACGTCTACCAAGGCCAATTCGGCGGGCAGGGTAACCACGCCGGGTGCGCCTTCTACGGGACCAAACCTCGCTCGCTGGACGGTGCGACCGTGACCAGCGCTACCATCCGGGTGTCCAGGCCGGACGCCGGTGGCGCCAACTCGGCGCAACCGACCACGATGCGGCTGGTCACGCAGAACAAACGACCGGCCGGGGCGCCCACGCTGGGGGCGTCGACGTCAGGCCCGTCGCTGCGGCGAGGTCAGACGGTGTCGTCGTTCGCGATCCCGACGTCGTGGGCGCAAGCAATGGTCGACGGCACCGCGGGTGGCCTGGGGTTCTTCGTGGCGGACGGCTCCCCGTACGTGATCCTGGCCGGCCGCGGCCGGTCGTCCAGTTCGTTCACCATGACAATCGGATGGACCCGGTGACCGGGGTGGCCAGCCGGTCAGAACCTACGTAAGGAGTAGGACATGGGTAGCACTGCGCTGGGGATCCCGTTCCCGGACAGCACCGACAACTACCGGCCCGACGACGACATGCAAGCCCTCGCCGAATCGGTGAACGATCTGATTGCTGCGGTCCCGGGGGTGTGGGCGAGCTACACGCCGGTGTGGTCGTCATCCGGCACCGCCCCGGCGATCGGCAACGGCACGATATCGGGCCGGTGGGTGCAGGTCGGCAAGACCGTCTCCGTGAAAATCAGCCTGCTGTTCGGCACGACGTCGACGTACGGCACGGGCGGCTACTCGATCAGCCTGCCGGTCGCCGCGGCGACCAGCGTGGGCAGCGTCGGCGCCGGCTACCTCAACGACGTGAGCGCGGGCGGCGGCGGTCACTACAACGGCATCGCGGTCGTGCGTACCGTCGCGCCGACCGTCGCGTTGATCCTGGAGGCCAGTTCACACGCGCAGGTGTCGGCGGTCGGCCCGGTCACCTGGGCGAATACCGACGCGTGGACGTTCAGCCTGGCCTACGAGGTGCCGTGACCGACCGCGAGTCGTACGAGGCGGGGCACGTCGCGGGCGGCACCGACGCGCGGCTGGCCGGCCATGACATGCACTTCGCCAAGATCAACGGCTCGATCGACCGGATGGGCAACGAACTGGCCGGCGTCAAGCTGGCGTTGCAGCGGCTCGCGGATTCTGCGGACGCAGATCGTCGTACCGTGGTCACCACGGCGGCGGCTCTGAAGGATGCTGAGGAAGCGCGCCGGGACACGTCCACCGACCGCTGGTCGACGTGGCAGAAGTTGATCGCGGTCGTCGGCGCGGTGACCGCTCTGGTCGGCGCGTTCGTACTGCTGAGATGAGAGAAGGTCCCACATGGCACGCATCAGGAAGGCGATCGCCGCGGCGCTCGCGGCCGCGACCGCGGCCACCGCGACCGCGCTACAGAACAACGGCGTCCCGGGGGATGCGCAGCACTGGGCCGGCCTGATCGGTCTGGCTCTCGGCGCCGCGCTGGTCGCTGGCGTCGGCGTGTACGCCACCCCGCCGAACGCGCCGGCGAAGCCGTGAACAGCCAGAACGGGTGGCCGGTCGTCGGGAAGAGTTCGTGTGATCAGGGCCCGTTCGGCGGGGTGACGTTCCCGAACGGCATCCTGAAGGGTGACGTCGCGGTCATCGCCCGCTGGCAGCTCGCCCGCTACGAAGACACCGTCGAGCCCCTGATCCAGGGCGAGTGCTGGGGCTGGTTCGTCAAGCCGATCGAGGGCTCGAACGTCATCAGTAACCACTCCTCGGCTACCGCCTGGGACATCAATGCCACCCAGAATCCGATGGGCGTACCCGCCGCGCGCAGCCTGAGCACCGGGCAGATCGCGGCCTGCCACGCTATCGAGGCCGCGTCGCACGGCACGCTGCGATGGGGCGGTGACTTCACCCGACCCGACCCGATGCACTGGGAGATCGTCGGCTCACGTGCGCAGGTCGGCGCGTTCGCCGCTGTGATCCGCAATCAACAGGAAGAAGACGACATGATCGTGACTCTGGACGACGCGAGCATCAGCAAGCTTTCCAAGGGGATCGTCGACGCGTGGGTGGCCAAAGACCTCGGCGCCGCGGGTGGCGGCGACACCCTCGGCGTGGTCATGCAGACCGGGGTGCTCGGCAACAGCAACCGGGCACTCAAGCTGCTTGAGCAGATCGCCGTCTCGGTCGCTCCGGTCCCGCCGCCGGTCCCCGAGGTCCGCCCGCACAGCGCGGCCGCGCCCCCGAGCGAGTAAGGTGGGCTCTTCCGACCATGCGGCCGGAAGGGTTCAAAAGCACACCGCCCCGGAACTCGCGCTCCGGGGCGGTGCTTTGTGCTGTGGGACCTGGACCCTATCGCACCCACACGCCGTTCTGGCAGTGCTCGGTGGTGATATGTCCGTCCTTGCTGACCACGCGGGTCGCATCCTTGCGGCCGCAACTCTGCGGTCCGCAGCCGGCCAGCATGAGCAGCGACACCGCCGTGACCGTGGCCGCGGCGATCCCCCGACGCGTGATCATGCAAGCCCTAAGCGTGCAAAGAACGCCTGCGCACATGCGGGCTCGCAGCCCCAGCAGTCGGCGAATCCCCAGCAGTTCGGTAGATGGGCTGCCACGGGCGGCCCGATCTCGGTGGTGGGTTGGTCGGGCGGACACATCCATCCGTCGTCGGTGAGGGTGCAGCCCCCGTGGTGTACGTGCTCGGTTGGGCGGGTGAAGACCGGCGCGGCTACGGTGTCGGTGAGGTCGGCATCGCGGATCAGGCCGGTCGGCGCGTCGGCGGTCACTTGGCGGCCACGTGGGTGACGACGATGGGCGGCTTGGAGATCTTCACGGGCAGTTCGGCGCCGCGTTCGGTGTAGTCGGCCTTGACGGCGGCGATGTCCATGATCTCCCGGGGGGTGCCCTCGGAGCGGATCCATTCCCCGTACGTGCCGGCCGGGATGTCGGCGATCTGGACCTTGAGAGCCTGAACGTCCTTGTCGAGTTTCCGGAGCTCGCGGCTACGGGCGTCGTAATCGGCCAGCAGGCCGGCGATCCGGGTCTTCTTCTGTGCTGCTGTTTCGCGCATGTGCGCTCCCTCTGGGTGCGATGCAATGGGACCGGTCCCGGGCCGCCTGATAATCGGTCCGGAACCGGCAGGCTCATTTTGCCTTACCGGTCTGACCTTTCTTCTTCTTTCTGCTGAACATGGCCGCGGTGGCGCGCCACAAAATCGTCCCGGACGCCGTCTGCTGGGAGACCTCGAGCCGTTTGGGCTTCCGGCCGCCGGTGCGTCCGTCTCCGGTGGCGGGCGGATCGTGCCTACCCACGGTTGAGCTGTCCGAGGGCGTCTCCGAGCCTGTCCAGGAACAGGTATCCCTTCACGATCGTGTAGACGACGATGACGCAGGTGATGATCACGACGACTCGCATGACCATCTCGAGCACTCGTTCAGCCATCGTCCGCCGCTCGTCGACGCGGTTCATGAGCTGGGGCGCGACGTCCATCGTCGACCGGCGGTGTCCAGCCGGCATGGGGGTCGGCGGCCAGTAGCCGGGGAGGTGTGTGACGGTCTGCGCGTCGGGGTTGGTGTGTTGGTGAGCGTGATCGTCATGCCGGTAGTCGGTCATGACGTGTACCGCCTGGCCGGCCGGTTGATGTCGGCGGTGTAGGTGAACGTGATCGTCATGCCGACCGCTTCCTCGCTGATCAGCTCTTCATACACACACAGCGCTTCGCGGTCCTCGTAGATGGTGCTGGTCGGGTGCGAGGCGTGGAAGTCCAGCACCGGCGCCACGCGCAGGGCTTCGTCCTGCTCGTCTCTCTCGGTGATCTTCTTCGCGAGGACCAGTCTGTCCGGCATCGGGAAGTCCGGGTGCTGCTCGAGATGCTCGGCGAGCGCGTGGATCGCGGCAATCTTGCCGGCCCGTGAGTGCACCGGCTTCTCGTCCGGAACGGGGCCCGGGTCGTACGTGGTGGCTGTCATGCCGAAGACGTTCCCATGATTCTGAGGTTTCTGTCAAGCGTCTCTGAAATCCTTGACGGATGCTGGTCGACCAGGAATGATGGTCGCATGACTAAGATGCATGACGAAGTTGCACTGTTCAAGATCCCCAATCCGGAGGACTGGCTGGACGCCGAGGGCGTGGCCACGGTGCTGAACCGGTCCCGGGCAACGGTGTACAGCATGGCCGAACGCGGGGTGATCACCCCGTACTTTATCGGCGGCCTGAAGCTGTACTGGCGTCCCGAGGTGCAGACCATCGCCGAGGCGCTGCGCAAGCTGGCAGCGAGGTCCGGCGCATGACGTGGGCTGGCGCGATGATCGCGGCGCGTTCGTGGGCGATGCTGACCGGTGAGCGGTACCGGGTGGCCGGGTACGTGCACCGCGGCCGGTGGCGATACGCGATCTCGCCGACTGTCCGCCGCGTGCAACTCGTCGGTCCGGTGCGGTGACAGAAAACAGCGACGCGCCCGGTCGGAAGCGCGCCGCTGCTCTAGGGGTGGATCACGGGACCAGGACAGATCGCAATGTACCGCAGTACCCGCGGGGTGGTGACCCGCGCCGGCGTGCCGTTCTCTGGCGGGCGCGGCAGGACGAACTAATGATCAAACGGGCATCACGGAAGCTGGACGAGTTAATGACACACATGTACGAACCTGAAAATTGGCGAAGCGTGTTCGATCACACGACGGCGCTTGCCGCGTGGCGAGCGATGGTGATGCGGACGGTGTACGACCCCGCGCGACCTGAGCTTGACCCGGTTACGGGCTGCTCACATTGCATCCACTTAGCGTTGGAACAACACCATAATGGTCATTATGATGTGCCGCCGGTCGGGCGTCCGCATCGCTGCGCGGTGTGCGGTGAGTGGTTCGAAACTCAACACGCGGTCCGGGCTCACCATCACGATCCGGCGCAACATAAGAGTAACTATGGTGTATCGCCCGATCGTCTGGACGAGTGTCCGCGGTGTGGCGGCCCGCTGGCGAGCGACCGGGTGTGCGCCGATGACGCGTGCGGTGCCGCATGAGGGTGCTGGATCTCTTCTGCTGCGCCGGGGGCGCGGCCCGCGGCTACCAACTGGCGGGCGCCACGGTGCGCGGTGTGGACATCGTGCCGCGTCCGAACTACTGCGGTGAGCAGTTCTTCCGCGGTGATGCGCTGCGCTACCTGTCCGATTACGTGGAGTCGACGCGCTTGCTGTTCGACCTGGTCCACACGTCGCCGCCGTGCCAGGCCGGATGCACGCTCACCAACGGCACCAACAAGGCGAATGGGTGGGGCGCCGATCATGAGCAGTTCGTGCCGCGTACGCGGGAGTTGCTGGACGCGATCGGCCCGTATGTCGCCGCTTATGGGTCGGGCGGCGGTAAGGCGACGGTCGCTGAGATGCAACATGCTCTATGTATGGACTGGACTACTGAGCGTGAGGAGTTGACGGAGGCGATTCCACCCGCCTACACACGCCACATTGGACAGTTTTTTGCTGCTTCCCTTGCACAGTCGGGCCGGCTGGACCTGTGAGTAACCCCAGATTCTTCACCCGCGACGGTATCCGCGCGCTGGTCGTGGCCGATGCTGTGCGAGATCTGGGGCCGATACGGTGGGGTATCGACCGTACGTTCTGGTGCTATCAGGATGGTGTCTGGCATTCGAGCGATGATCTCCTGCACGCGCGGATCGTGCGCACGCTCGGTGACGACTACCGCCCAGCGCACTCGCAGACGGTTCGGGACGTGTTGCGTGCGCAGCTTGAGCGGTTCGACATCGAGCCGGTGCCGCGATGGATCAACGTGGGCAATGGCATGCTCGACTGGAATGCGGTGGTCGCACCGGATCTGGTGCCACACAACGCATTGTGGCTGTCTACGGTGCAGCTGCCCGTGTCGTACCGGCGGGGTGCTCTGTGCCCGGCATTTGACGAGTTCCTGGCCGGTGCGGTCGATCCGGATGACGTGCCGCGGGTGTGGGAGATCATCGGCTACCTGATGATGGCTGGCAACCCGCTACAGAGAGCGATCCTTCTCATCGGTGGCGGCGGCAACGGTAAGGGTGTGCTGCTCGAGGTGATCCGCGCGCTGCTGGGTAACCGGAATTGCACGTCGGTGCCGTTGCGGGATTTTGCGGATAACCGTTTCGCGACGGCTGAGCTGTTCGGCAGGCTGGCCAATATCTGTGGCGACATCGACGCTACTTACATCGAGAACACTGCCCGTATCAAAGAGATCACGGGTGGAAATGACACGGTGATGGGAGAGCGCAAAGGCGAAGACCCGTTCTATTTCCGGCCGTGGTGCAAAATGGTGTTCTCAGCCAACGACATACCAGCGTCGGCGGACAGCTCGCGCGGTTGGACCCGGCGGTTCGAACTGGTGCGGTTCCCGAACGCGCCGGCCGTCGAAGATCCGGCCCTGGGCTCGCGGCTGATCAATCCGGCGTCGCTGTCCGGTATCGCGCTCAAGGCGGTGTGGGCCCTGCGGGGGCTGATGGAGCGTGGGGACTTCATCGGTGGCGCGGCCCGGGATGAGGCGAAGCGGGAGTTCGCGGAGCGGTCGAACACGGCGCTGCGGTGGCTGTACGCGGAGTGTGACTACCCGATCGAGCCGGCGGCCGCCTGGACGGCAACAACTCGAGTCTGGGAGGCGGCGAAGCCGTGGGTATGGCTCGAGGGCAACACCAAGATGACCAAGCGAGGGTTCTACGCGCTGCTGAAACAGGCCCCGGGAGTGCAGTTCGTGAAGCGGGACGGCTACCCGGGGTTCCGCGGTTTCGCACTCCGCAGCCTGGTGGCCGATGAGCCCCCGAAAGTCACTAGTGAGTTTTCGAGCGTCGTTCAAGGTGCCCTTGACCTGGGCGAATGAAGATCAAGTGAATAAGTGAGTTTCCTGGCAACTCCAACCATGCGCGTAATTACACGCATCATCATCCACTTGTCAAGAGGGGTATTAGTTCAGTGACTTTACATTCGTCGCGCTACCCCCGGTTTAGTTCTTGATCTTTGAGCTGTCCCGTTCAGTTCAAAGATCATCATCGACTAGGAGAGGGCAAGATCATCATGATTAGCCGCGACCAGGAAGTCTGGATTGTGACGGTCGGCCAGCGCATCAACTCTGTGTGGGAGCGCCAGGGGGCAGCTCGATCTCATGCCAAGCGGCTGATCGAGGTCAACGGCGACAACATCACGGTTTCGATCCAGTGCCTCGAGGTGCGCGGGCCTGGGTACGTGGCGCTGCCGAACCGATGAGCAAGACGTGGGCGAAGGGCAGCACCCGGGGGTGGCGTCGGGTGCGTGCCCATGTCCTCGAGCGTGACGGGTACCGGTGCCGGGTACGGGTGCCGGGTGTGTGCCTGGGTGCGGCGCCGGCCCGGGGTGGCCACGCTCACCACCTGCACGGTATGCGCTGTGCTGGGTGTAGGGCTGACCTGCTCACTCACCTGGTGGCAGCGTGCGCACCATGCAACCTGCACATCGGTGACCCCGGTGCTAAGCCAAGGCCTTCACATAGACCAATGACGATGTGGTGAATAGATGATCATCTCTGCGACCGGGACGTATCTGTTGTGGCAAACAATAGGTGTCCGTTTTTTCCAATATAAGCAGGTCGCGGACAC